CTAGCTGTCGCTCTTCTTTTCTTTCTCCATCCGGCGCTTCTCGCGGGTCCATTGTATGTACTTGAGAATGTCCTCGATCTCCTCAGGAGTGAGAGGCTCACCGTAGCCGTCGGATCTGGAGAGCGCCGCGACGACTCGTCTGTCATATTCCTCGGGTGTGAGATGCTCGTCTGAAGGTGGGGTAGGATCGTCGGTGCGGCCGAGGAGGTAGTCAGTGCTTACACCAAAGATGTGCGACAGGCTTACTATAGTGCCTGAATCGGGCTCAGCACCATCTTCTTTCTCCCATTTCGAGATAGTTGTGCGGTCGACTCCCAGACGTTTGGCCAGGGAGTCCTGAGTCATCCCTAAGGCTGTTCTCAATCCCCTTATCCGGATATTTACAGTGCCCATTTGTCACATCCTCACGCTTTCATGATATCCTCTCGCACACGTGCATTCAATTAATGTGAAGAAAAGTCACAAGTGATTGTTGACAGTGACAGATATTCACTATATACTTGTGGTGAAGGATGTTCACATGATGAGGTGATACAGTGAACAAGTGTCTCAGAGAACTACGCCAATCCATAGGACTAACTCAGGATGAGCTGGCCGATCGAGTGAGCCGGGTGTTGAACAAGACCCTCGATCGCAGCACGATATCAAAGATTGAGAATGGGGGCAGGTGTTCGATGGCAATGGCCTTCGCCATTGCGAAAGTACTGGGTGTACGGGTTGAGACCGTTTTTCCGGCCTCTACGGTCCTACCTGACGAGCAGGCCGCCACCAGCGAGCTCAGTGCGTAACACCTAGTGTATCCCACCTTCAGACTAACAGCTCGAGATACGCTTCCCCATGTCATTTGAGACTGGAAGGAGGTGACAGAAGTGCTCAAAGAGGCAAGACACATGACAGCCAAAGACGGGAACAGACCAGTGACCCAGGAGGAGGCAGCGGATCGTATCGGCGTCGGGGTTAGGACATTGGTTCGCTACGAAGACGGCAGCGTCCTACCGCCGCCAGATGTGATTCTGAGAGCCTCTGAGGTTTATCGGCAGCCATCACTGTGCGCTCGGTACTGTCGAGAACTGTGTCCGATCGGGCAGGCGACGAAGGCTGACGTCCTTGAGGTGGATTTCCCTACTTCGGTACTACGATTACAGCACCAACAGAACCAGATGTCCAGGACTATGGAGACTCTCATCTCGATCGCGTCAGACGGACGGGTTACCAAGGACGAGCTCCCGGATCTTGAGGAGATCCTGCACGCACATATCGCGCTTGGACAAGCCATTGAGGGGCTGGTACTCGCTGCGGCGTCATCGGGAGTGAACATAGCCTCAGTGATACAGCGACAGCAGCAGGGCAAGGCGGCGTGACCGGGATATCGGATGAGAGGAGGATTGGCCGGGATGCCTAGGCGGCCACAGATTGAGTTCAGGGCGATGTACAACCCCGATATGGCTCGTATGGTCAAGGCCCTCCAGATCGTCCTCCAGAGGTGGGGCCCTCAGGACTGCGAGCGTAACGTGTCCCAGGCGAAGCAAGCCAGCTAGATCGGAGGTGATGGCGTGGACAGGCTGATACTCTTGAAGCGACCTACGACTACACTCTGGATATCGGTAGCGCCAGCAAGGGAGGCGGATCTGAAGAATGGGCAGCGGGACGACAGAACTCGCAAAGGCAGGGTGGTTCCTCTGCGGAGTCGCCGCCGGCCAACTCCTGGCGGTGATGCGGCGTGAGGTGCCAGCGGCTGTCAAGACGATCATCCGTGAGCTCAGAGGACAAGCTGTCGGCGATACGGTGCAGATTAGCAGAACGGACAATATGAAAGCCCTCAAGAGGCCGCACTCCTGAGGGCAGCGGCGAGAAACGACTATGGAGCGATTCTCTGTCCCCATTCTACCACAGGGTAGGACGGGGATACAAGGAGGCAATGAGCGATGAATGCGCTCGAGCAACAGGTTGAGGAGCAGATCGATGCGGTCGAACTGGTGGCCAGAGGCGTGACCAACTGCGCCAGGTGCGGGCGAACGCTCACGGATCCGGTCAGCGTCAAGCGAGGCCTCGGCCCGGTTTGTTATGGACTCTCCGGCGGCGGGATCTTCGACGGCAACATGGATGTCCCTGACGAAGAGTGGGCAAGGCGGGAGAGGCTGATCGTGGCCGGCGGCGAGGTCGACTTCGGGGTCAACTGGCGATACCCGGTTGAGGGGATCGGCGTCGGCTACACGATGCGAGTGAGCGTCCGGTTCCATGAGGGCAGATTCGAAGCCTACGGGCACGTCAACCGCTATGGCCATCCGGACGGCGACGATGAGGTCGTCTTCGTCAGGACCACCGACCTCAAAGAGGCTTACCAGGCGGCCATCGAGGCCGGCCCGAGATACACGGCTATGGCACATCGAGCACAGGTCCAGGTGGCGAGAGCCGCTGCGAGGAGGAGCAAAGTCCAGGAGCTCTTCAAAACTTCGAAAGAGGTGACTGACGATGTGCGGTCACGAGTGCATGGCCGGCGAGCCTTGTGAGCATCTGGAGGAGTGCCTGGCAATTTCGAGGGTCTCCTCGGTCGAGGAGGCCCAGCGGATCAACACTCAACTGATGAGGGATAGACACGAAGTGAGAAAGGAGGTTGAGGCAGAATGACTGAGCTCGCAACTGTTCCAGCTCGCGATACACAGGACCGCCCTCTGGACATCACGACAGCCGGCTCGACTCAGGAGATGGCTGCTCGGCTGACCGAAATGAAGCAGCGCCTACAGCTAGTGCAGGCGTTCTTCAAGGAAGTGATGGTGGAGGGCCAGGACTACGGCATCATCCCCGGCACGGACAAACCTACGCTGCTCAAGTCAGGCGGGGAGAAGCTGTGCGAGTTCTACGGATACTCGATTCACGTGGTCATCGAGCGAGAGGAGAAAGACCGGGTCACGGGCTTCTACGATTGCGCCGCCAAGGTGCAATTGATCTCTCGTCGGAGCGGTGAGATCGTTGCCGAGGGTGTAGGGGAGGCCAACACCTACGAGGCCCGTTACCGATATCGATGGGCTTGGCCGAATCAAATCCCGGCTGGTCTGGACAAGGGCGTGTTGGTGTCTCGCCCGACCAAGGGCGGCGATCTGCAGTATCGACTTGAGAACGATGACCTGTTCTCGCTGTGGAACACAGTGAGAAAGATGGCCAAGAAGAGAGCCTTCGTGGACGCTGTCATGTCAGCCACGAGATCGTCCGGGTTGTTCACTCAGGACATGGAGGATCTCAAGGACTGGATCGACGTCGACTTCGAGGAAGTGACTGAGAACCCCCGTCCCCGCACCAGTTCCAACGGCAATGGCAATGAGAACGGCACCAGCAAGGCCGGGCAGACGAGGTCCACAGACATGACCCTCGACCAGGCTCTCGACACTGAAGTCACGTTCGGCAAGTATAAGGGCACCAAGCTCAGGGATATCGCCTCTGACGAGGGCTATCTGAAGTGGCTCATATCAAATGCCAAAGGCCAACGTCTGAAGAAGGCCGCTGAGATAGTTCTCGCAAACCCGCAGCCGACGAGCTTCAAGGAGGCCACTGCCGGCGAGATCAACGAGTTTTGGAGCACTGTCCACCAGGCCGGGGCCAATCTCGAGATAGCCAGCCTGGTGATTGGATACCTGAAACCGGGTCTGGTGAATGGCCAGGGCCATATTGTCTGGTCTAGAGTTCGGAGCGGATCCAAGCTATTTCAGCAGATGTGCGATGTATTTGCCAGCGGTAAGTGGCAGAAGATCTGGGAGCAGATCGAGCAAGCCGATGCTGCCAAGCAGTCGGAGAACCCAATGGAAGAGGACGACATCGACCTCGACAATCTGCCATTCTAGCCTGATGCTCACAAGACGGGTCTCTCCGCACTGCTGAGGCTGCGGGGAGACCCTAGATCAGAACGGAGGTCATCTGATGGACGCACAAGAGATCAAGGATCAAATCACGGAGCTGTGGAGGCGGGTTGACCGTCCGGGTGTCGATCAGCTGGTGGAGTTCTTGAACAATTCGGACTTCTTCACTGCGCCTTGCAGCACTCAGTTCCACCTAGCGGAGCCGGGCGGCCTGGCGCAACATAGCCTCCACGTTTACAGGCTTCTAGCCGAAAAGGTTAAGCAATTCGGACTCAACATCTCCGAGGACAGCATCATCGTCTGTGGCCTCGGCCACGATCTCTGCAAGGTCGATTGCTACAAGATCGGCGGGGAACCTTGCAGCGATGCACAGTACAACTACCTCTCCAGCCTATGGAGCCGAAATAGGTGGCGCTATTCGTCCGCTGACTTGGGAGCGGTGGCAGACCTGCTCGACTCTAGTCAAGACTTCGATCGATCCATTCCGGCAAGCTACGCGACTTTGCTCATCGACTGGCTCAAAAACAGGCCGGGTGAGAGCTGCCCGAAGCTGCCACTGACGTGGACTGTGCAAGACGAGCTGCCCCTTGGCCATGGGGAAAAGAGTGTTACCCTGCTCCAGAACTACATCAAGCTCGCGCCCGACGAACAGTTGGCGATCAGGTGGCATATGGCGGCGTGGGATCCAGGCATCCATTTCGATTACCCGAGCGGACATCCTTTTAGAGCGGCCTCCAAGAACCCGCTCGTGGTTCTGCTGTTCACAGCCGACTACGAAGCTTCTCAGGTCCTGGAGGCCTCTGCCTCGTAGCGCTACGAACCCCTCAGGCCGGCCCGATGACGCCGGATCCAACGCACTCCGCCCCGACCGGATCCGGGGGAGGGCCGCCCCTTCGGGGGCAGAGACAAGGTGATACTGTGAGCGGACCAGGTAAGAACACTCTGGAACAACTATGCAACGTCCTCCGAGAGATCGATGCCCTTGAGCGGCTTGCGAACGCGGCCCGGGATCTGTACAGGCGAATCTGCGATCACAGTGTCATGGAGCTATTCCCTGATGAAGTTGCAGAGTTTGAGGACGCCCTAGAGTCATGGATGCGGCTGCAGGCAGCAAACTGTGAGGAGCCCTCAGAGGCTGCCCGGGAGGTGGAGCCAGATGAAGTAGAGATGCGGCTCGATACGGAGACGTAACGACGCAGGGCCGGAGTCCCCGGCCCGGTGACCAGGACAGGCTTTCCAAACTGCTACTGTGGACGAACGGACCTGGCCGAAGCGGTGTGGGAAAGCGACATGAATGCGAATGGGGGAGCACCGTGGGTAAGCGCAAGGCCATAGAGATCGAGAGCCCTGTGCCATGGGCGAGGGCTTACAAGTATGGCGGCTACACTGTCGTCGTCGGCCGCGAGTCCGGGGCATGGACCATGGTGATCGCACATCCACGCATGTATGCTCCGTGGGATGTCGTTGCCGAGGCACGATCTGAGTTCGTGCCCGGAGGCGTTACCATGGCCGTGATCGTCCCGACGGAGAGTGAGCTAGCCGGTAACCACAGCCATTCTCTCCATTTGCACGAGATTCGAGAGAGCAAGGTTAGCTGAGGAGGGGTCAGCGTGGAAGGACGGCTCAGACTGATCCTGCTCAGCGGGTGGCTGGTGTATGCTGGCATGCAACTGCAGAGCCTGATATATCGCCGCCTCGGCCAGCACGCAGCAGTGGGTGTCGGCATTCTGGTGCTGATGCTTAGTACCTATCCCTGGGCCGTCCACAAGTGCTGGGTCATGTGGCATCTCGATCGAGACAATGCAATCGGTGTGGACGGTGGGTCAATCAGGACAGTCAGCGTTCGGCCCGATCGACCGGGAAGCACCGAGGTATGAAAGGTGGATGATAGTGGGCAAGACACGGATCCCGTGGGCTAAGCAGACATGGAATATCGTAACCGGTTGCAGTCCGGTATCGGCCGGCTGCGCCCACTGCTGGGCAAGGAGGCAAGCCAGGCGCCTCGCCGCGAACTCGACAGTCAAGCACAGAGAGCGGTACGAAGGGTTCAGGCCGACTATCTGGCCGGAGAGACTGCCGGATCCTCTGCATTGGAGAGAGCCGCAGCCAGTGTTCCCCGCCTCACAGGGCGACCTATTCCATGACGACATACCGGACTGGTTTCGCGATGATGCATTCGCTGTAATGGCCCTTACCCCGCACATCACATACATGCTGCTAACCAAGCGGGTCGAGCAAATGAGGGATTACATAACCACGCCGGGTCGCAGAGAGCGAGTAGTCGAGGCTATCGCCTTCGGTGCTAACCGATGGGGAGCAGGGAAGGCGGCTGAGAGATTGGGCGGCAAGTGGGAGCCCCCTCAGAAGGGCGAGTATGGGCGAGTTAAGCTGGCAGGATACTTCGACGGCGTGAAGATCGACTGGCCGCTCAAGAACGTGTGGGCCGGCGCAACCGTCGAGGACCAGCCGGCGGCTAATGCCCGCACCAAGATACTGCTGGAGACACCCGCAGCGCTGCACTTCCTCTGCTTCGAACCGCTGTTAGGGTATGTCGATATCGCAGAGGCCGCCGAGGTGACCTACTGGGACGATCCGGTTGCGGGGATCCGCTTGGCCATAGCAGGCTGCGAGACTGGCCCGAGGCGCAGGCATGTGCCTATCGAGGCGTTCCGATCGCTGCGGGATCAGTGCGTTAGGGTGGGCATACCTTTCTTCCTCAAGCAGATGGAAGTCGACGGTCGCATAGTCGAAATGCCTGAACTCGATGGGCGGGTATGGGATCAGATGCCGGAGGACAAGTCGTCTCCTTGTTCCGCAAAAATGAGGTGAAATGATGGGCCGCAAGATCTTCGTGACCAGCGACATGTCCGTAGATGAACACGTCATTGAGGTAGCGGAGAAGGATCCCCAGGCTGCCTTGTTGTGGCCGTGGATCCTGACAGCGTTTGACGACTGGGGCCGCTCGAATGCTGATGCGCGGCGACTCAAGGCGAGCGTTTTTCCATCTATCGAGACGGTTACTCCGGAGGCCATAGAGTCCGCTCTCAGGCTTTACGCAGAGGCCAGACTCATCATTCTGTATGAACATGGCGGCAAGCCATACATGGCGATCCCACCTGAGAAGTGGTTCAAATATCAGACGCACATCCGCCGCGAGAAGAGGACGCAGGACCGCTCGCATTGCCCTGCGCCTCCACAGCAAGATGAAGCAGGAAGCGCACAAGTGCGCGAGGATGCGCGCAACAGCGCGCAGGAGCGCGAGGATGCACGCACTTGCACACCTTCACCTTCACCTTCACCTTCACCTACATGTACACCTACGTCGTCGTCAGTACTCTCAGGTGAGTCAGTACCCCGTGACGACGTTGATGACGATGACGACGGCCCGTCGAACGCAAAGTCGATTGTCAAAGTGGTCTTCGAAACCCTTGGCCATCTACCCACAGCCTGGGAGATCCAAACACTGCGAGGCTACGACCTGCCCTTCGATGTGCTTGTCAGAGCCCTTCAGATAGCTAGTGCGAATGGAGCTCGCAGGATTACTTACGTCCAGAGAGTGCTCGACTCCTGGGTGGAGAGAGGCGTTCGGACGGTCGAGGATGTAGACCGGATCGAGGCCGAGCGCAAGGCCCAAGGTACGTTTTCATCTCGAGCAAGTCCTCGTGATGGACCAGCGGAGGTTTCAGGCCGGGTGATAGCCTCGGCCGCAGAGACAGACGCCTTCTTGGAGCAGACAGGGGCTCTGAAGCTCCTGCAATCAGACAGTGAGGAGACTGACAGTGAAGATCGAGTGGCCACATAGTGTCGACATTGAGCGCAGCGTCCTCGGATGCATGGGACTGGATCCTGACGCACTCGCAATGGGCGTCGATGCTCTCAAGGCTGACTGGTTCCACGTGTTCCAGCATCGTGTCATCTTTCAGCACATGGTGCAGCTGCATCAGGAAGGCCAGCCAGTTGATCTGGTCACCTTGGCTGACCACATGGAGGCAGCAGGCAACCTCAAGAAGGTTGGCGGCTCGGTCTACGTGTCGCGAATCCTGTCGGATGTTCCGACCGCAGCCAACTTCGAGGGCTATGTGAAGGCGCTGGAGTCCTACTGGGTGCGGCGCCGCATTATGTCCGAGGCTGTGGCTGCGCTCAACCGAGCCAAGACTGACGAGGATGCCGACCAGCTATTGCACGATGTTCAGAGCGCATTCGTCGAGATAGTCTCTGGCAGGGCTGATTCGAGCATTGAGGTCGACCAAATCCTGCCCGAATGGATTGACGACCTAGAACGCAGACAGAAGCAAGGAGGCCAGATCAGCGGGCTGCGGACCGGGTTCTACAAACTGGATCTGATGACCACTGGACTGCAGCCCGGGCAGTTGATTGTCATAGCCGCCCGACCGAGCATGGGTAAGTCCGCCTTCGCGGTCAACATCGCCCTTAATGCAGCCTTAAAGCACGGGAAACCGGGAGTTTTCTTCTCGCTCGAGATGGATCGGTATCAGATCGTCAGGCGGATGATGGCAGTGGAGTCGGGAGTGCCACTATACAGCCTGAAGCTCGGTCTCGTGAAGGACGCCTGGGATCGCGTTGCACAGGCGGCCAACCGCCTATACCAGAAGGGCATCATCATCGACGATCGGCCGGATCCGGACCTCGGGTACCTGAGGCAGGCGATCCGAAGGGCAAAGCACAGACGAGACATCGGCTGGGTCATAGTCGACTATCTGCAGCTCATGGCTCCTCCGAATATGGACACCAGGGAGCAGGAGGTGGCGGCGATCAGCCGAGGGCTGAAGGCCTTGGCCCGGGAGTTCGAGGTGCCCCTGATCGCCCTGTCCCAGCTGAGCCGGGCAGTCGAGCAGAGGTCTGAGAAGATCCCTCAGTTGTCAGACTTGCGCGAAAGCGGCTCGATCGAGCAGGAAGCCGATATCGTGATGTTTCTGTATCGGGATGAGTATTACCGCAAGGACACACCGAGGCCTGGGATCACCGATCTGATCATCGCCAAGCAGCGGGACGGGGAGGTCGGAACGGTGGAGCTCAGGTGGAACAAAGATACCACTAAGTTCTACAGTGTTGAACCCGCTAGGGGGGTTGTCTGATGGGTAAGGGCCGAGGCAAGAAGGTATTTCGTGAGTGCTGTGCAGAGGTCCGGCGGATGATCGCTGGCGAGATCTCGGGCGAGGAGCTCAGTCAGAGGAGCGAGATCATAGCCCTGCGGCACAACATCAGCCTGTCGGGAGTCCTGGGATACCGCCCGACTGTGGCAACTGGACTTGGTGCGTCGCTGCTTACGGATGATGGAGAAATCGAGACTCAAGGCGAGGAGGTCGCCGTCAATGGCTAGATCAAGGGGCAGACCACGCAGCATAGACAGCTATCCGGAGCTCATGCGAGTGGCCGACGTGGCCGAGTTCATGGGTCTGACCACTCCCCGGATATATGAGATGGTCGCCCAGGGCCAGATACCGGTGCAACGAGTCGGCCGGCGGATACTGATCTCGAAGGCCGAGCTGATCAAGCGCTTCAACCTAGGCGCCGATCCGGATGACTCTGGAGTGGCAGATGAGGTCCTTGAGGCCGTGCGGGAGTTGATTGCGCAGAACACAACGATAGTCACGCAGGCGGCCAGGCAGCTTGAGGTCGCTGAGCAGCTGCTGGCTCGGTTGAGCAAGGGAGAGAAGGCGAGCTGATGGACATGCAGGACCTCGAGTTCCTACACCACCCATCGGGCATATGGGTCCCGAGGACTAAGAGACCCACAGTCATAGACCTGTTCTGCGGTTGTGGAGGTTTCAGCGCTGGCTTCTTGACCGCCGGCTTTGAGGTGCTGGCGGGTGTGGACAACGACGTGCATGCTACGCACACCTATCTCATGAACCTGGGCAGCTATCCGGTGGAGATCCATTACGTGATCGATCAAGACAGAAAACGCCTCGAAGACTATTTCGAACGCTCACTGAAGCGCAAGGCTCGAAAATGCGGAGGTCTCATTAATAGCATCATGACCAGCGGCAGCGGATGGATCAAGGACCACCCGGAGATTCCTCCGGTCCGGCACTTCTGGTTTGGGGATAACAGGCAACTCAAGGGCGAGGACATGCTCAACGTTCTTGGACTGAAGCCTGGTGATGTGGATGTGGTCGTGGGAGGGCCGCCATGTCAGGGGTTCAGTTATGCTGGCCGACGAAACGTCATGGACCCACGCAATAGCTTAGTCTTCGAATTTGCGCGGATGGTACTTGAGATCCGGCCGAAAGCGCTCGTCTTCGAAAACGTTCCTGGCATCGAGACCATGGTCACACCCGATGGTGTTCCCGTACTGGACGCGGTTTCGCTGATGCTCCAAGAGGGCGGCTGGGGCCTCTGGGAGTCGATCAAGACAACACTGTTGACTACCTCGGGAGCCGGTGCGGCGATCATCGGGAAGCCTCGTCCTCGGAGAGGCAAGGATGCCGATCCTGAGGATGACACTGAAAGGCGACCGTCTCTGTTTGACCGAGCGCTGGAGGCGATGGCGTGATGGCCAGATACGAGATAGTGGGAACTGAGCAGAGAGACGGCGTCACGTTCTACTTGATCGATAATACAGAGGCGTTGATACCGGAGCCGGGCATGCCCATGCGGTTTCGGACACGGGAGCAGGCGCAGAGGCATGCTGACTGGCTGAACGGGAGAGACATGCTCAGATGCAAGCTAAGGCGAAGCAGGTGAAAAAGAGGCGGACGCTGCGGGACGTGATCGCAGAGCGGCTGACGGCAAACCAGGAGAGCGTTCTGCACGTTCTCAAGCACTACCCGAAGGAGCCACACCGAAGCTGGAACCTCGAAAGATCACTCCATAACAACATTCAGAGGACGGTAGATGCGGTGCTGGCGCATTTTCGGTCGGTAGAGGTCGAGGAGCGACGGGCCCTCGAGCTGTGGGAGGCGGACGCAAATGGATCTAGTCATAGGGATACTGGCACTTGTGGCGCTGCTGATCTCGCCGACATTGATCGTGGCGGGCATCCGGCAGATGGCCGATGAGGCGGCCAAGCGGGAGCCGAGGCCTCGCCTGCGGAGGAGCTAGATCGAGCATGAACATCCTTGACCTCACACATGAGGACCTCGTCGAGTGCGAGAAGCTGGATCTCACGATCAAGCAGCTCAAGGGATGTTGTCTGCTCATGGGTATCCCCTACTCCGGCACAAAGCAGGAGATGATTGACCGACTCAAAGCAGCGGGTAAGATGCGGATATACCTGCGGGACAAAACGCCTGAGCAGTTGGTCACAGCTCATACCAAGCAGGAGATTGTCGAAATGGCGAAGTCGGTCGGGGCCTTCGGATACCCATACACAAAGATCGGCCTCGCACACAGACTGTATTGGTGGCGAGATGACTGTCAGAGGAAAGGCCTTCAGGTGTGGGAGCAGATTAAGCAATTACGAGAGAAGAGACGACGGGCTAAACCCACCCTATGGGACGTTGCAGAAGGGAGCTGATCCAGATGTCCTATTGGCTGTTGGTCGTGGGTGTGGCGATAGGGTTGGCGATAGCATCGGTGTTGAACGTCGCTCGCAAGGCGGATCGTGAGGCTCAACAGACATGGTGTCGGCAGCACTGCCCCTACTATGATCCGGAGGCGATGGGATGAGAGATCAATGCCGTAAGGACTACAGGCAGGCCAACAGGGGCCGAGTACTCGAGCAGCTGGTCGAGATCGCGAATAGGCAGTATCGGGCTCGAGGGGTTGCCGTTGTCCATAAGGTGCCTACGGAGTGGCTGCCGATCCGCGACCGCCAGGGTAATGTGGTGTCGGCCAAGGTGACCCAGAAGGCAACGGTGGACTTCGTGGGCATCTACCGGTGCATGGCAATTGCGTTCGATGCCAAGGAGACTGCTGGGCACCGGATCCGCTGGGACAGGGTTGAGCCTCACCAGGCGGAGTTCCTCGACGACTGGGAGCGTGCCGGAGGGTTGGCATTCATCCTGGTTGAGTTCACCTCCACGCGACAGTATTTCGTAATCCCATGGAGCCGCTGGCGAGCTGGATGGGAGCGTAGCAAGCACAATGGCCCAGCATCGGTGTCTCTGGCCGAGTTGGAGAAGGTGCCAGAGTATATCGTCAAGGGGACCATGAGAGCGGCGCTGGACTACTTGGAGGCGGTCGATCGGCTTTGGCCTGAGCGACTTCGCACGGAGAGGGTGGGGTAATGACTGATTGGGTAGGCGTGTTCTGTGTGTCGATAGCGTTTTTGGCGGGCGGACCGCTGGGACCAGTCGTTGCTGACGTGCTTTGTAGGCAGGCCGATGGCCACTGCGAAGGCGATCCAATACCTACTCCGCCCTCGGCTGGCTCGCGGGCTCGCTGTGGGCGTACGCGCAGGTCCTGCGGGAGGTGCGGGGGCGATGAGGCACGTGCTGCTCCTCGGCCTCGTGAGCGTGCTCGTGACGGTGGCGGGATTCGTGGAGATCCGGAGGTGGCTGTGAGTGAAGACGAGGGATGTAGTAGACCGCACGATCGACCATGAGCTTTGGCGCAGAGCCAGGGTCGTCCTCGGCCGTCCGCGCGCGGTCACCTTGTGGACCTGCCCGAGGTGTGGTGAGGAGACGCTCGTGTGGCCGGGAGTCAAGGGTGCCGGAGCAAGGTGTCTCGACCGGAAGTGCGGGCTCGCATACCAGGATTTCGGGGAGCTCGTCGAGGGACAGGAGGCTTATCTAGCAGCCCGACGAGAGGAGGAACTCCGAGAGATGCAGCAGAGCCATGATACCTATCGACGCCACCGAGGGGCGGTGAGGCAGGTGAGACATGCTAGATGAACAGGCAGGAATTGCGCAGGATGTCAATAAAGGATACGTTGAGAGTGGTTGGAGATCTGATCGAGCTGTACAAGGAACGCCTCTACAGCGGGACAATTGCTGTTGACGTTCGGAGCGGTAAACCCATCTGGGTCCGGCCAGTCATTACTGATAGTTACCAGGATGAGTGTCGCAATAGTCCACCGGATGTCATGAAGCAGTTGGCGGAGACCCTGAATGAGTTTGAGACTAGCAAGGCATCAGGCGAGGTTTCCATCTTGGTTTGCTTGGGAAAGCCTGTTGAGGTGAGTCGATCGGTTGAACTCGAGAAGGTGAGAGTTGGATAGTGAAGATAGCCAAGATACTACGTATGCTCTCGATCTCTGGTATACTCCCGATTCTTTCTCTATGTGCTACGCTCTGGATAGCGTGGGTGCAATACCTGAAGCCAGCACGGCTTAGGTGCTACAAGCCTCTGGTTTTTTCCCTAGACGATGAGCAAACCGATCCAAGGCACAAACGCCGTCCAGCTATCGCGGTCGCATTAACTGTCCATAACGCGGGTGCCCTCACGGGGGCTGTATGGGATACTATGGTGGCAGTCACGAGATCGAGCGGTTCCGGCGGTTGGGCAGCTTTTCAGGCAAGGAAACTCGCAGCGGACCTCAGATTCGTGACCGTGTCTGAGATCGAGGAACACGCACGTCCAATAGAGCCAATCGTAGTACGAGGCCGTGAGACCAGGACTGTAGTCGTACAGTATGAACAGCGATCAAAAGGCGAATGGAGTTGGGAACCAGGCGAGTACGCTGCGGCTATCTATTTCCTTGACGCGAACGGCAGCTGGAAGCATAGCGAATCGTTTACATTCAAGCTGACTGACGCGGACGTCAGCCAACGGTCAGGCCATGCGAGAGTCACCCCGTGTCAGCGCCGGACTCATGAGGCTCTGGTCAGTCTCGATGATTTCATGGATAGCCTACGTCAGCCCAAGAAGAGAGCCGCTTGGTCATTCCAGCGGAAGTCAGACAGAGGCTAGCATAGCATCTCGTCCCAGTAGGGCTCACCTATCTAGGGAAGCCGACAGAGAAGGGAATATCCCTCCTGTCGGCTTTTCATTTGGGAGGCGAGGAATTGGGCACCGTCTCGGTAGAAGAGATCGAGCAAGTCAAAAGGAGACTTCGAAGGTACTACCTCCAGGAGCAGCAGTTGTTTGTCCTGAGATCGGAGGTTGAGGCGGTGACCGAGTCACTGCAGAAACTGAAGGACAAGCTCGGGACCGTGAAGGTGGTGTTTCTGCGCTTCCTGGAACCGCAGAGGGCGATCGATCCCCTGCGCCCAGTCGGTACGAACCCGGGCTACGCCCAGAGTGAGATGGACAAAGGAGTCGAGCAATATGGTTCAGCCGTAGAGGCTCTTGAGCGGGCTATCGCCAACCGTGAGGAGCGGCTAGCCAGGCTGCAGCTCCGGGTCAGGGCGATTGAGGAGGAGAGGGCGCCGATCACGCAGGCGATCGAGCTGTTCGACGAGAGGAGTCGGTTGCTTATTGACCGGCGATATGCTGCTCGATGGCCACTCAGTGCGATCGGATCGGAGCTTCATCTATGTCCGTCAGCTGTACACAAGATGCACATCGAGATCCTCGAGCGACTAGCAGAGCTGCTGAGCGAGACGGAGGCCTCCGTGGCCGATGAAGAGCCAGGGGCAGTGAGACGTCCGAACGGGCCTGAGACACAGGTCTCCTAGCTAGGTGAGTGAACGTTTGGTGAATAAAGTGAGAAGGAATTGAGAACAAAGAGTGAACGCGCGTCCGCCGCGGAGGGTGTATGATAGTAGCGTAGACAACTGTCAGTGAGCAGAAGACTAACCACAAGACCCACTTGACTTGAGCACCTGGGGGGAGACCTCGGGTGCTCGTTTGTACTCAGCATTTGAGAGTACCACACGCCTGAGGTCGGCAACTTGACGGTAGTCTGGGGGATCGAAGATGGCGAAGCAAAGGACCGGACGAGATAGCAGAAGGGTCCAGGACCCGTGTAGTCGTTGCTTATGGGCAATCAAGAACCAGGGGGTCGCGGTTTACTGTCCGTTTTCAACATGCGCACGGAGAAGGCTCGCTGGATAGCGACCGGTTACTGCAGACTAGTCACAGGCCTTAGGCGTCTAGCCGGGGCTTCTATTGTGTACTGGAGGTTCGACGGATGACGGCACTGCCTGAGGACAGCAGGAGCATCGTTGCAGATGGTATCCAGGTTTACTGTGCCCACGACGCAGTTCTGCCTATTGAGAAGTGCGTCCCCAACCCTCGTAACCCGAATCGGCACCCAGACAGGCAAGTTGATCTGCTCGCCAAGATCATTAGGGCTCAGGGGTGGCGAGCTCCAATCACTATCAGCACCCGGTCCGGATTCATTGTGCGTGGCCATGGGCGCCTTTTGGCAGCTCAGAAACTTGGCGTCTCTGAGGTGCCTGTTGACTATCAGGGCTACGCATCGGAGGCTGAGGAGTGGGCGGACCTGGTCGCCGACAATCGCATCGCCGAGTTGGCGGAGATCGACACTGCGGCCTTGTCGGACCTGCTACAAGAACTCAACATCAATGGATTCGATCTGGAGCTGACAGGGCATACGGTAGATGACCTTGAGAAGCTGCTGACTCAGTGCCACGTCGACCTTGACGAGATCGAGGAGGACGAGGTACCCGATCCGCCAGAGGCGTCAGTCACGAACCCAGGCGATCTATGGCTCCTGGGCAGGCACAGGTTACTGTGTGGGGATTGTCGACAAGCGGATCAGGTGGACCGGCTACTGGGCGACTCCAAGATCGATAGTCTCGTAACTGATCCCCCGTATGGCGTTGACTACGGCGCCAAGACAGAGTTTCTCAATCGGTTTGACAGCGGTAATCGGATCCGCAGGCCTATCGTGAACGACGCATTGACCGAGTATCGGCAGTTCTTCGCTGACTTCCTTGCGCTGATCCCTTTTGCTGACTACAACACGGTCTACATATTCATGTCAGGCCAGGAACTGCATTCACTTCGTTTGGCGGCGGAGGATTGCGGGATCACTTGGGGCGACTACCTTGTCTGGGTCAAGAACACGCACGTGTTGGGGCGTAAGGACTACAATGCGAGACACGAGTTCGTCTTCTATGGCTGGAAAGGCAAGCATCGGTTCTTCGGTGGATTCTCCACCTCGATCTTGGAGTTTGACAAACCGGCTAGGAATGAGCTCCATTCAACGCAGAAGCCGGTTCGCCTGATGGCGAAGCTGATCTCTGATGGAAGCCCTCGTGGTGGCCTAGTCTACGATCCCTTTGCCGGATCTGGTACGACCTTGATAGCAGCGGAGTGCCAGGGTCGCAACTGCTACGCGATGGAGATTGACCCGGTATACTGTGACGTGATCGTCGAGAGGTGGCAGAACCTGACGGGGCAGAATGCGAGGCGCTCATGAAGCTGATCTTTATCTCGCATCCATACGCCGATGATCCAGTAGGAAACAGACAACGTGTGGATCGAATATGCCGTAAATTGAATCGGAACGATGCGATTCTTCCCATAAGCCCGCTGCACCTGTTTAGCTTCGCTGAGGACGACCAGAAGAGAAGCAGCATCCTCGAGGTCTGCCACCGCCTCATAGACATGTGCGACGAGGTCTGGTGCTACGGCGATAGCCGGGGGTGTAGGCGAGAGGTGGCGTATGCCAGGACGATCGGAAAACCCGTGAGGTTCGTGGCTAGACATACAGCGAGATCCAGGACGGTGAGGTATGATGGCACGGCCGACGAAACTGACGCCTGAACTGCAAGAGAAGATTCTGCAGGCTGTTCGGGCTGGTAACTACATTGAAACGGCTGCGGTCTACGCCGGAATCAACAAGACGACTCTATACGACTGGCTGAAGCGAGGGGCGAGGGCTAAGAGTGGCAAGTTCAGGGAGTTTTCCAACGCACTAGAAAAGGCTCTGGCTGAAGCTGAGGTCAGGGACGTGGCCATCATAGCGAAGGCAGCCCAGGAGCAATGGCAGGCTGCCGCATGGCGTCTCGAAAGGAAGTATCCCTGCCGATGGGGCCGCAGAGACAAGCTGGAGCATACGGCCAAAGTGACGGTGGAGCGTGATGACAGCATCAGCAAACTCGGTCAAGAGGTCCTCAAGAACCCGAAGCTCGCGCAACTCGCGACGGAGTTCTTTGCTGAGCTTGCGTCCGGAGGACTGGGCGAGGATGATGCCAGCGGGACTGGCGAGTATGATCCACGGGGAGACATGGCAGTTTCCGCCTCACCTGAGGTTGCTGAATCGTAAGCTACTCGACGTTGCAGCTAGGCGAACGACGCGTCTCATCATCACGATGCCGCCAAGGCATGGGAAGAGTGAGTTCACCAGCCATGATTTTGCCTCATGGTATCTGGGCAAGTTCCCGGATGACCGAGTGATTCTGGCATCGTATGAGGCTGACTTCGCTGCGTCCTGGGGACGCAAGGTCAGGGACAGTCTGAATGAGTTCGGCGACCCCGTGTTTGGTGTCAGAGTCGATCCCTCATCCTCAGCAGCGAACCGCTGGGACCTGGCTGGGCACCGCGGTGGGATGGTGACAGCCGGTGTTGGAGGACCGATCACAGGCAAGGGTGCCCATCTGTTAATCATAGACGATCCGGTCAAGAACGCTGAGGAAGCTAACAGCCCGACGATCCGAGAGAAGCAGTGGGAGTGGTATCGGTCGGTCGCCCGAACGCGACTCGAGCCTGACGGAGCAATCATCCTCATCATGACCCGCTGGCACATTGACGATTTGGCCGGTCGTCTACTCAAGCAGCAAAAGGAAGACCCTCATTCGGATAGGTGGGAGCTGATCCGGCTGCCTGCCATAGCGGAGGAGAACGATCCTCTGGGACGACAGCCAGGGCAAGCCTTGTGGCCTGAACGGTACGATGAGGTTGCGTTCAGAGCCATTCGACCCAGTGTTGGGGAGTACGTCTGGCAGGCACTATACCAACAGAGTCCTGTGCCACCAGGTGGCACCTTGTTCAAACGACACTGGTTCGACAAGGTGATTGATCGCAGGCCAGAAGGCATCAGGTGGGTTAGGTACTGGTTTCTAGCAACCTCTACTTCGTCAACGGCAGACTGGACAGCAGGCGGGCTGGTTGGAGCTGACTCAGACAACAACCTCTACATAGCCGATATGATTCGTACTCAGTCGGAGTGGCCCGATACTAGAAAACTCATCAAGGCTACAGCATTGCTGGACGGACCAGGAGTTGTTGTCGGTGTAGAGAGCGCAGCTTTCCAGCTGGCAGCTTGGCAGGATCTGATGAGGGAGAGAGAGTTGCTTAGTCACACCATCAAACCCGTGCCGGTTGACAGATCGAAAGAGGATCGGGCTAGACCCTGGGCAGTCAGGGCTGAGGCTGGAAAGGTCTATCTGGTGCGCGGGGAATGGATCGGAGAGTTCCTGGCTGAGGTAGAGACCTTCCCACGCGGGAAACATGATGACCAGGTTGATGCAGTGAGTGGAGCAGTAGCAGAGCTGGCTCAAGTCAGTGAATTCCTAGTAGGTTGGGTCTAGCAGGGGAGTGAGGGCTTTGGGCATTCGAGAGAGAATCGCAAAATGGCTGCTGAGACCCGTCCTCACCAAAGCAACACAAGACACGCAGAGTCTTCTGCCGTTTGTAAGTGTATCCGAGAGCGGGAGGCCGGTCTTTGCAGACTGGACTACTGAGAGGGCAATACAGCACGGACTGAAAGCCTCTGTCTGGGTATACGCAGCTATACGGAAGATCGCACCTGCCGCCTCGGCCATCCCTTGGCATGTTGAAGAGCGGAAGTCCGAAGGAGTATGGGAGCGCATAGAGGGACACCCGATAGAGATCCTGCTTGACTATCCGAACGAGTTCATGTCCGGGCAGGACTTAAGGGAGCGGGCTGTGTATCATCTGTGGCTTGGCGGCAACTCCGTATGGCATATGCCGCTGGTTAAGAACACTCCAATGGAGTTGTGGCCAGTTGCGCCTGACAAGATCAAGCCCGTCCCGGACAGGGTGTCCTACATCAAGCACTATGAGTTCAGCGACTCAGGGAAGAAGATACCGATTCCTTCTCAGCAGATCATACACATGCAGTTCGTCAATCCATCGAATCCCTACTGGGGAATATCGCCTTTGCAGGCGGCGGCGATGGTCATTGACACAGACGTTGAGGCTGTCAGGTGGAACAAGGTATCGCTTCAGCGACGAGCAGCCAAGGACGGAGTGATCTATCCGGCGCAGCCGCTCACTAAGCCTCAGTGGGAAGAGGCACGTGCGCAGTTGCAGGCGCAAGTCTACGGTACCGACAACGCTCGAGGCATCCTGCTTATGAGTTCACCGGGCAGGTTCGAGCCGATGAGTATGTCTGCGGTCGAACTCGACTTCATCAAGTCTCGTCTCAGCAATCGTGAAGAGATCGCTGCGGCTATGGGTATCCCTCTAGTCCTACTGACGGGGCAGGGAACATATCGCAACTTCGAGACTGCGAGAAGAGCACTGTGGGAGGATGTCATCATCCCTCTGCTCGACGACATGGCTGAAGCTTTAAACACAGCCCTCGTCCCGTATTGGGATCCGGAAGCCCGGAAGCCTGGCGTGGCACCTCGGTTGCGGATAGTGTACGACCTTAGCAATGTCACCGCTTTGCAGGAGGACTTCGGACAGAAGGTCATTAACGCAGAGAAGCTAGTCAACATGGGCTGGACGCTTAACCAGGTTAACCAGAGACTTGAGTTGGGGTTCGATAACGTTCCCTGGGGAGACGAGCCAAGGAGCAGCAGGAGCGTGATAGCAGCTTCAGATTCCAGTGAGCCGAAGTCACTGAAGGCCGCCAACTGGACTGAGGAGCAAAAGGTGGCCTACTGGAAGGCCACCGAGTCCACACGAGAGAGTTGGGAGCAGAAGCTCGGTCAGGCGATAGCTGAGCAATTCGAGAGAGAGGCCGAAGAGGTTGTAGCAGCCTACGAGACCGACGAGGAGGACGCTGCTCTCGAAGCTGTAGATGATCAGATACCCGAGTGGGAGAGCCTCCTTTCGGCAGCTCTGACCGCTATAGTCGAATTCGCAGGGCAAGAAGAGATTGACCGACTCGCTGCGATAGCGGAGAAGAGCTCGACGGGTCCTTCCGAGGTCAAGCTTGAGTTCGACCCGTGGGTGGACATCATCCGTCGGTGGGTGAGGGCCACAGCGGCCAAGCATGTGCAGAAGATCACCGAGACAACCAAGGAGTGGATCAGAGGCGAGATCCGGCTAGGCATAGACGCAGGAGAGAGCAGCAAGGAGATAGCCAAGCGCATCAAGGACCGCTATGACAGTTGGGCTAACCCTGCTGACTCCGACATCACCATGACTCGGGCTATGACGATAGCCAGGACCGAGTCTCATGCAGCAGTCCACTATGGACACAGGCAGGGAGCTCGTCAGGCGTCTGATGAGTGGGGCCTCGAGTTGACTAAGGAATGGATCGCAGCTCGTGATGGAAGAGTGAGAGACTCACACGACGCGATTGACGGCGAGACTCACAAGATGGATGAGTCCTACAGTAACGGGCTGATGTATCCAGGCGATCCCTCCGGACCGCCTGAGGAGGTTATCAACTGCCGGTGCACCGAGCGGCATCGAGTCATCCTGTAGCGACTACACTACATAGAGAAAACCTCAGAAATCCCGCATTCAAGCGGGGTTTTTCATTGGGGGCGATGGCGGAATGGAGTTCAAGAACGTTCAGCTCCAACTCAAGGACATCCATGCGAAGGAAGGTATCGTGATCAGCTATCCGTCGACGTTCAACGTAGTCGACGAGGGCGGAGATGTGGTGGATCCGGGTGCCTTCCGACGCACGATCAATGCCTGGGGTCCCGAGGGCAAGAGACGGATCAAGGCTCTGTTCATGCACGAGCCAGCCTGGATGGTCGGCAAGCCCCTCGTCATGCGCGAGGATGACGTCGGCCTCTACGTAGAGACCAAGATCACGAAAACCCGACTGGCGTCGGACGTGCTGATGCTCCTCGAGGATGGCGTAATCACCGAGGAATCCATTGGCTACGACGTGGTCAAGGAAGAGCGCGACAGCAACAAGATCCGGCACCTGAAAGAGCTCAAGCTCTATGAGTATTCCTACGTCGCATGGGGGATGAACGAGTATACGCCGATCGTCGGGGTCAAGTCCATGGCCCAGGCCGATCGGCTTATTCAGTCGATGGAGCGTATGGAAAAAGCCCTGCGGAGCGGCCATTTCGAGACGGACGAGGTCCCGGAGATGCTCGAGCTGGCCATCAAGCGGTGGAGAGATGAGGTGAAAGCATTGAGACAAGAGCGAGAGCAGAAGGAGCGGGACAAGCCCATCGAGATCAGCACGCACAAGAAGGCCAACGACTTCACCGAGAATCTGGAAAAGCAGGACTTCTGGCAGCGGTTCTACCGCCTCATGAACACGCTTTGGGACACCATCTATGGCATTGTGGGCGATCCCGATGAGACCGACCGTCCGGGAAAGGTCGAGACTTCGATCAGTCAGTTCTCTGAGGCGATGGTGGCGCTCATCAAAGAAGGCGAAGACGAGGGTGTGTTCGACGAAAAGGGCAGGCAGAAGGCACAAGAACTGAAGGCACTCCTCCTGAAGCCGGACTCGGAGAAGTCCACTCCGGTCAAGGGGGACTCGCATAGCGACAGCGCCGGCGACTCGGGAGACCACTCGCCAGGTGCAGGTGAGGGAGGCGACGACGTGTCGGCTCTCTTGTCATCTGTGCGAGCTCTGAAGCAGATGGCCGAAGAGCGCATGCTGCTCAAAGAGTTTCGCAGGTTTGGACAGGCACTGAGAAAGGAGTGACACACAGATGGATCTGAAGGAGATTCGAGCCGCTCTGGACGAGGGGCTCAAAACACTGAAGGAGCTGCTTGATCAACAGGATAAGGAGATCAAGCAGTTCGGTGAGACGACAACGGAGACTGCCAAGGCGATCCAGAAGACCGAGGAGTCTCTGCGAGGCATCAGCGAGGATCTCAAGGCCGCTCAGACCCGCATGGATGAGCTCGAGGCCAAGATGAACAGGCTGCCTCAAGGCGATCCCGAGAGCACCAAGAGCTTCGGCCAGCTGTTTGTCGAGTCCGATGCGTACGAGCAGATGATCGCAGCCGGCGAGACGAAGTCGAAGGACTACCGGGTCAAGAGCTTCTTCACGAAGACGACTCTGACCGGTGCCTCTCTGGGCAACGTCCCCGGCTATCTGTATACGCCTGAGAGGCTCGCCGAGATCATGAGGGCACCTGATCGGACCATGAGAGTCAGAGACCTGATCCCAGTGCTGACAACTGGTGTCGGCGCAATCGAGTTCGTCAGGGAGACTGGCTTCACCAACATGGCAGCGACAGTCGGCGAGGCCCCGGCGCAGGGCAAGCCTGAGTCTGGCCTGTCCTTCGAGATCGTGAGCATCAGCGTGAAGACGATAGCTCACTGGCTGCCGGCTACGAGACAGATACTGGCTGATGCTCCTCAGTTGAGCTCGTACATCGACCAGCGCCTCATCTACGGTCTGAAGCTCGTGGAGGATGGGCAGATCCTCTACGGAGACGGCCTGGGCAACAACCTGCAAGGCATCCTGACCGACTCAAAGATCCAGTCCTATAAGTGGTCTGACGGCAAGGCCGGCGACAACAAGGTGGACGCCATCCGTAGGGCGATGACAAAGGCGAGACTGGCCGAATATCCGGTGACGGGTATCGTCCTGCACCCGAATGACTGGGAAGATATCGAGCTGATGAAGGGGACGGACGGTCACTACATCTGGATCCGGGTATCCGAGGGCGGTCAGCAGAGGCTCTGGAGAGTTCCCGTGGTCGACACTCCTGCGATCCAGGAGGGCGACTTCCTCGTTGGAGCGTTCGCCATGGGCACGGCTCTGTGGGATCGAGAGGAAGCTGCGATCCGCGTCAGCGATAGCCACGACCAGTTCTTCATCAAGAACATGGTGGCGATCCTGGCTGAGGAGCGCCTCGCCCAAACGATCTACAGGCCTGAGGCCTTCGTGCTTGGGCAGTTCGATTCTGCCCCGCCAGCTGATTCTGGCAGCTGAGAACTCTGATAAACCGCGAACGCTGACATCCTGAGTCGGCTGAGGGAGGGGCTAAGCCCCTCCCTCTCTGTGGGGGCAGTATCGTGAAAATCTTGGCTTACGTGCATGGGTATCCGCCGGCGCACAACGCCGGTTCTGAGATGATGCTTCATACCATGCTGAGACAGCTGCAACAGCGCGGGCATGAGGTCCAGGTGCTCACTGGCACGGGTTCCAATACAACTTACCAGGGAGTCTCGATATGCATTGACTTGGTCCAAGAACACGCTCTGGCCGACTGGTGCGACATTATCATCACGCATCTGAGTTGGACTCAACGGGCTTTGGTCCTAGCGGGGCTCCACAGGAAGCCTGTGGCGCACCTGATCCACAATCGGTCCCTAAGACAACACGGAATCATTCCTCGACAAAGAGCCAAGGTTCTTGAGAGTAAAGGACTGGCCAGAAGACTCTAGTGGAGGTGGACGCTATGCCTAGATACATAGCACTGAAGACGTTCATTGGGGCCGATGGGATTCACCGGAGAGGGGAGCCGGTGTTCCGCAGGCAAGGACTTCCTATCGACACCTGGATAAGCAGGGGGCTGATCGCCGAGGTCCCAGATCCTGTGCCGACTGAGAGGCCCGTGACGCAGCCGACGAACGTGCCCGTCAAGGAGCCGGAGAAGATCGAGACACCCGGGCCCAGCGAGACGAAGACTGCCATCGAACCGCCGGATGCGCCGATGACCGAGCCGACGGGCGAGTCCACTGGAATCAACGTGACCTATAGGTGTGGGGACTGCGATAAGGTATTCTCGAGCCGCGCCGCACTGAATGGCCATCGGGCATCTCACAGGCGCAGCCGGGAGGGCTGATGCCAATGGGAGCGGTAGCTGACCGTCTCCAGCTCAGTGTTGCTGACATGAAGCGCTATCTAGGGATTCCTGAAGAGGACACCAGCAAGGACGCGGACATTCAGGACGCCCTAGATGCGGCTAAAGACGATGCAGACTCGTTTCTCAACAATCCGTTCACCTCGGTCGATGCCGATGGAAAAGAGGTGCCTCTGCCTATCCCGGCTGCGGTCCAGCAGTGGGTAAAGCGGCGGGTGGCTCGATACGTCGAGCGACCTGTCGAGGGTATGTCCATCGAGACTCTGGCCGGCATAGGGAGCACTCACTGGGGTCCGGAGGAGTATCAGGCTCTGTGGCCGTACCGCAAGAACCCTGGACTGTAGGTGACAGCCATGGCCGTAGCCATCAAGGATGACAACAACATACCTGACATCCTCCGAGAGCTTGATGAGTTAGGCCGGAGTGTCGTGGAAGTCGGGGTGTTTGAAGACCAAGACACCACGATCCTGCTGATCGCTACGGTCAACGAGTTCGGGTGCGAGATCGTTGTCACCGAGAAGATGCGCCGGTATCTGATCGGGCGAAGCCGAGAACTCGGACTGAGGTCCGGAGAGGGCGGCCTCTACATGAAGGTCGGGAGCAAGATCCGGATACCCGAGAGGTCGTTCATCCGGACTGGCTTCGACAACTCGATCGATGAGGTCCAGCGAAAGGCCGACGAGATCCTCTCGGATGTGGTCGCCGGCAGGGCCCGGGCCGGGAAGCTCCTGAGCTTCGTCGGCATTGAGCTTCAGGGAGCTATCATCGAGCAGATCCGTCGGGGCGAGTTCGCTCCTAACCATCCGTTCACGATCGCCTCCAAGTCCACCAGCTCGGGCAGGGGCGATCAACCTCTGATGGACACCGGCAAGCTGGCATCACCGGCAGCAATCAAATGGAGGATAGTGCAGAGATGATGAGGTCAGCGAGGTATCTTATGCAGAAATATGGCCGATTCATCGAGTTCTCCGTGCCCGGTTCCGGAGGCACCTATAACGACAGGGGTCGCTATGTGAAGCTCGATGGCACGCAACTCAAGGCCAGAGCCATCATCGCACACTTGACGTCCGAGGATCTGCGGCTCTACGAAGCAGGCACCTATACATCGAATGATCTCAAGGTCATTACGTCGGGTCACGTGGGTTTGCCCATAGGAACCACGTTTGTCTGGAAGGGCTCGGAGTATGAGATCCAGGAGGTTACGGACAACTCGCACATCGCCGACGCACAGGTCCATGTAGCCGTCAAGGTGGTGACCAAGAATGATCCAGCTTGACGAGATCACCAAGGCCATCATTGCCGGTCTCAAGGAATACCTGGCAGCCTACGACATCAAACAAGTAATCGAAGCAGACCAGCCGGATCCTCGGCCCGCCTATCCGTTCGTCACGTTCAAGTGGCTGCCCATGACGCCGGACGGGTCTGCGCAGCCCACGAGGATAGTGTCTGTGGTTCCGAGCTCTGATGAGCGGTTTGAAAGCGACGTGCAGTACACCTACGTGCGTAATCCAACGCTTAACCTGTCGATCTCGGTATACGACAAGGCTCGCAGCGATCAGATTGCCATGCGTGCAATGGCTGTCCGGGACTGGTTTGAGGTGCATGAACTCGGCAATGACTGGCTGGAGCCGCTGAATGCTGTGATCACCAACGCGACGGGGATCCAGGATCGAGACACCATCCTCGATCGAGGCGTGGAGCGGCGGCAGGGCTTCGACGTCAGCATACGGGTCATCGACACGGTTGAGGTGAGGGTTCCGACTATCGAGAAGGTTAAGATCACCGGTCCTGAGGGGACCAAAGAGATAGACCTGTAATGGAGGGGATGAAAGGATGAGAGACGTCGAAATAGTCATCACAGACCAGACACGACCGCTCACACAAGCTGGCTTCGGTCTTCCTCTGGTCCTTGGGACCGGGAAGGATCAGGCCTACCAGGAAGTGTCTAGCCTGACCGAGCTGGAGGGGTTTGACGCTACGGATGAGGTCTATCAGGCGGTTGCCTCGATCTTGAGACAGAGCCCGAGGCCTCAGACGGTTGCCGTCTACTCCTCTGCTCGGTCGGAGGCCGCACCCGGGGACCTGGCAGCTGCACTGAATGCGCTCGTGGGCACTCACAACAACTGGTACTGGCTCGTGTTCGCTCCGAGAGAGCACGAGACACCAGGAGGAGAATATGGGACCCACGATCTGGTGGCATTGGCCGCATGGGCTGCCTCGAACGGCAAGATGTTTGTGTGCACCAATGAGCAGCAGGAGACCGCTGCTGAGGTAGTTGCATCAGTCCAGGCGCTCACAGCCTCGATGGAGACCGGCAGAACCGTGTTCATCGCGCACACCGATCCCGGCGCGACAAGCGCCTATCCGGACGCGGCCCTAGTCGGCAGGCTGGCACCGGAAACGCCCGGGACCGTGACTCTCAAGTTCAAGACCCTCGATGGTGTAGCCGAGGCCGGCTTCAGCACAACGGAGATCAATGCGCTCCATGAAGCCAACGCTATCACCTACGTCAACAAGTTCGGCGTCCTGCAGACGAGCGAAGGGGTCGCCACCGACGGCACCTATGCTGACATCCAGCTTGCCAAGGACTGGCTCAAGGCCCGGATGGAGGAGCGCATCAGTCGAACACTGTTCGTCAATGGCAAGATCCCGTATGACAATCTTGGCATTGGGTTGATAATCGAGCCCATCAAGGCCGTGCTGCAGGAGGCCACCCGCAACGGATTGATCGCCCGGGATGACTTCGGCAATGGCCTCTATACCGTGACGGCCCCGAGGCGCCAGGATATTGCCGCGACCGATCGTGCGAACCGGATCCTGCCCGACGTCTACTGGGATGCTGAGCTCGCCGGAGCGGTCCACAAGGTTCAGGTCACCGGAGTGGTGCGAGTCTAGTCTAGTTTGTTAGGCTTCGATGGCTGGATAGGGAGAGCCCGGGCAGCGCCCGGGCTCATGGCTGTACTAGCATGAGATAAGGGGGTATAGCGATGGCTGATGAGAAGGTTCGGCAGTATGATCCGCGAGACGTCGCTGTTGTGATCGACGGACACACAGTGGTCGGATTCGCTGACGGCACGTTCATAGAGGCGGAAAAGAACGAGGATGACGTGAGCGCAGATGTGGGAGCTCAGGGAGACGTCACGTTCGTGTTCTCCGCTGATAACACCGGTACGATCACCATGACGCTCAAGCACAACTCACCGTCTCTGACCAAGGTCATGGAGCTTCGAAACAAGAGGGAGCCATTCAGCATTCGCATTACAGACCGCAACTTCGAGGGCGACGTCTCCGTCGGCGGTTCTCAGGCGATGATCCAGAAGGCGCCGCCGTTCAGCCGGGGTGACAGCGTCGAGGATGTCGAGGTGGCGATCCTCGTGGCCGACTGGGATCAGGTGTTCAACGACAGCGGCGAGTAATCATCGCCGCTGAATCCTTCTACGGAAAACGAGTATAGGAGGGGATATCATTGGCTGGCGATGAGAAGGTCAAGACAACCAAGACTGGCGAGGTGACGGTGCGCGGGAAGAAATACCGCTTGCAGCATCCTGGTGCGAAGTGGTATCTGAGGCACACGGACAAGAGCCGAGACCGCAACGGTGTGATACAGAGCCTGGATTACATCCAGGGGCTGTTCGACAACGTTGTGATCGATCCGGCCGGCTTGAAGACGGAGGACTTCGAGTCGGTTGGGGAACTGGAGGCGCTCGTAACCGAGATCGAGCAGTTTCTTAGAGGCTAGCTACATCATCGAGGCCTCGGATGGTACTAAGGCCCCGAACATGACCAGGTATAGGCAGATCGCTCAGCAGAACGGAGCATTCTGGCAGTTGGTCATGAGCGGGGTTTTTTCGTACACCGAGGCCTCTGCCATGGACTTCGATGAGCTGTATGAGGCGCAAGCTGCGTTGCAGATATATGCGCCTAAGGAGAAACCGCCAAAGATGCCTACACCTCGACGCCGCAGATGGAGGGGGTGACACGACGTGGCTGATGTGCTGAGGGATCTGTCTATCCGGGTCGGCTATCAGATCGAGGCTGGCCCGCTCGCTGAGGCGAATCAGCAGGTCGACGCATTTAAAGCCAATGCAGTCAAGAGCGAACGCGGCGTACAGACCCTCGGCGCTCAGGTCGCTGCTACCGGCACTCAGGTAGCGCAGTCTACCTCCTCCATGGCCACTGGGTTCGACGCACTGAACGCGAAGTTCCAGGCGAACGAGAAGAGCCTGGAACGTGTCAGCAAGGCGTTGAAGGACAACCGAACATTGATCGCTGGGGCGTTTGCAGCCACGGCCGGCACGATCGGATTTGCAGTGCGCAGGGCGGCCGACTTCGAAGAGGAGATGTCTCGGGTTGGTGCGCTTGCCCGGGCTAACGACCAGCAGCTGGCTCGCCTGTCTCGCACAGCACGTGATCTAGGTGCGACGACCATATTCTCAGCTTCCCAGGCGGCGGAAGGCATGGGCTACCTCGCATTGGCCGGCTTTGAGGTTGAGGAGATCATATCGGCAATGCCTGGCATGCTCGATGCAGCCGCTGCTGCAAAACTCGATCTGGGATCAACGGCTGATATCGTTTCCGGAATATTGAGAGGGTTCAATCTGGAGGCATCCGAGTCTGGACGAGTAGCTGATGTTCTCTCGGTTGGGTTCACTTCGTCCAATACGGATTTGCAGATGCTCGGCGAGACGATGAAATACGCGGCTCCTGTGGCCGCTTCGCTGAATATCAGCCTAGAGGAGACAGTAGCACTAGCCGGACTTCTCGGCAATGCAGGCATTCAGGCGAGCCAAGCGGGCACGACACTGCGAAGCATGATGAGCTCTCTGTCCGGTCCGACAGGCGCAGCTGCCGAAGTGATGAAGGCGCTCGGAATTAGGATCACGGATACAGAGGGCCGGATGCTGCCAATGGCCGACATCATAGAGCAGCTCAGTATTGCGACGGCAAACATGGGTGAGGCCCAGCGAAGTGCTGCGATCCAGGCGCTATTCGGCGAGCGAGCCTTCGCTGGCGTGCTGGCTCTCATGGCTCAGGGACCCGACCGGATCCGGCAGTTCACAGCTCAGCTCGAAGCATCAGGTGGTGCGGCGCGCACAATCGCTGCGAAGCAGATGGATAATCTGCACGGCTCATTGGAGGAATTAGGAAGCGCCTTTGAGGAGGCTCAGATATCGATCGGAACCGCATTCATACCTGTGATCAGATTGGGTGCCGATATCCTGCGTGGAGTTATTGACGTGTTCAATATGCTCCCCGGCCCAATCAAGACCGTGATTGCAGTAGCGCTCGGATTCGGAGCAGTTCTCAGCGGGCTCCTGCTCGTTGCCTCATTTATGGTCCCGCAGATGATAGCTCTGGCCAAAGCGCTTCCTCTTCTCAAGACTGGTTTCCTTACGGCGATCCCTGCCATCAAGGGATTTGCCGCTGCCGGATGGGCGGCGGTGGCTCCTTGGCTGCCAATCATCGGTATCGTATTGGGAGTAGCGGCAGCGATAGCAGCAGTCGTGCTCGTTGTGCAGGACATCTATTCGTTCTTCGCCGGCAAGGGAGACACGATCACCGGCCGGATCGTTCAGTGGGCTAAGAGCTGCACTTGGCTGCAGGCGACATTCCGAGGGATAGGTGCCGCTGTCAGTTGGGTCAAGAATGGTATTGCTGGGCTGATTGGTGCAGCGGGCCCTCTCCGGACAGTTCTGGTGCTCCCATTTCTGCCGGTGATCGGCTTAGTGAAGGGTGTCATCTGGCTGTTCAACCAGGCCAGAACCGCGATTCAGGGCATCGGATCTCCCATCCAGTGGCTTCGAGCTCAGTTCGCCGGTCTTGGGAAGATCGTGGCTCCGCTGAAGACCGCTCTCCTCGCACCGTTCATGCCCATAATCGTAGTCGTGAAGGGTATCGCGTGGCTGTTTGGGAGAGTCAGAGATGCCATCATGGGAGTCGGCAGACCGGTCCAGGCGGTCAGCGCCGGAATCGGAGGCCTTGTCAATGCGGCCCGGCCGATTGTGTCAGTCTTGTTGGCTCCTCTGAAAGCGGTTCAGTTCGTGGCCAGCGGCATCGGCAAGCTGTTTGGCTGGGTCAAATCAGGCATCGGACAAATAGCGTCCGTGGGCAAGACGGCTGCAGGACAGGTCCGGACCGTGGCGAGCTCAATCAGGGAAGGCCTCGGCACAGGCATCAGAGCCGGCGTCCAGGCCGTGAAGGCGGGCGTCAACGCCGCACGAGAGAGATTGAGCTCGCTCGGCGAAGGCGTGCGGTCGCTGTCTAGTCAGATGCTAGAGACGGCAGGATCGTGGGCCAAGGGTTTGTTTGGGAAGCTCGGATCCGGCCTCACAGCGTTGCGACAGGGGTTCCAGAGCCTCACTCAGACGGCCGTGGGAGCTGGCGAGGGCTTCGCAGAGACAACGCCGAGGTTCTCAGGTATCCAGGCGATTGCCCAGAAACTCGGCCTCGAGTCTCAGTCGCTGAGGACCACCTTTGCCTCGGCTGCTGAGCGTATCAAGAGTCGATTTGGGCAGTTGATTTCGACCTTCCGGCAGAACCCGGTCGATCTCGATGTCGGCGTCGGAACATCCGAGGAAAAGATCATAGGTACGATAGCAGCAGTTGACGCAACCAAAGCGTGGCTCGAGGAGAACCCGATCACGATTCCGGACATCAAACTGCCGGTGTTTCCTGATCTGCTGAGCGCTGTGAAGGCCTGGGTTGGAGAGGCTTCGGCATATCTACAGACGGTCGATCTGGGCGTGCCATTGGGACTAGCCATCGATCGATCGGTCGAGATGCCCAAGCAGCCGCTGCTGGATACTCCTACTCCGCTCAGCATCGCCACACAGGGCACGGGGGAGCAGTCTGGGGATGCTGGCGGCTATGCCTGGCGGCAGGCCGGCCGAGCTCCTATACACATTAACATGCCTATCAACATCGATGCTCGAGGTGCAACCGAGAATGATGCGAGGGCCATCGCGATACGTGTCCGGGAAGAGGTCCGCCGGGTGCTGGAGGAGCTCATTGGAGAGGATTACGCCTCGGTCGTGCTGGAGGGGGCGGAGTAAATGGCCAAGTCTATGCTAGGCGACGTCCTTCTCGATGTTGTGCGCGAGGAGTCACCGGACTACGCTGCCGATGTGTCGGAGAATGCCGTGGAGGATGGGCACGAAATAGCGGACCACGTGAAGCAGCGGCCACTCAGTCTCTCTCTGACGGTCACGCTGACAGGCCGGGATTGGGAACAGAGGCGCCGACGCCTCGCGGAGATCATGAAAGCAAAGGAACTCGTCCGTTACGTGGGCCGTGAGATACATGAGAACCTGGTCATCGAGCGAATATCACCCAGCTACAGTAAGGACATAGCTAATGGATGTGTGCTGGGTATCACTCTACGGCAGGTCGAGATCGCCCGAGTAGAGATCCGGGAGTTCTATGAGCCCGATCCGGTCACGGAGGTCGCACCCGAGCCGCCGCCTCCGGAACCGGATCTGCGGCAACCTGAGACAGTAGAGGTCGACGAAGACACGGGACAGAGCCTCTTGGCGAAAATAGTTGGGTTTTTCCGTCGATAGGAGGAGAAGATCTATGAGGCTGCAATACCTGCCAATCAAGATCTCCTCCATGCCCGACTCGTTCAGGATCAGTCTAGCTGGCATCAGACTGAGGTTCACGGTCCATTACAACTCTGTGGGCGACTTCTACACGGCCACCATAGCTGACAGTGGGGGGAATACCATACTCAGCCATCGTCCGTTTGTCTATGGGGCGGATCTGCTCGCCGGCGTAGTCGATGATCGCCTGCCTAAGGGTGTGCACATCATCCCACTCGACATAGCCGGCGTCCAGTCGTTCTGCAACAAGGCCACCTTCATGAAAGACGTGTTCCCGTTCATTTTCCTGGAGGGATCGCTGTGACCACATGGGGTCGAGTAACCGAGATTCAGATCGGCAGCCGGGTGATTGCCAGCCCTCCGCTCACGATTGAATTCGACATTCCCTTCGACGACGGCTCGGATGGCAACGTGGCCAGCGTAAAGCTCTACAATCTCGGACCGGACTCGCTTGCCGTTTGCGAGACAGGACAGCCCATCGCAGTGCGTTCCGGATACCAGAATGATATCGGGCTCGTGACATTCGGCGTTATAGCTGAGGCCGTGACGCAGCTCGAGGCTGCTGATAGGGTTACTACGCTGACGATCGGAGATGGCACGGACAAGTGGCTGACCCGCTACGTCAACCGGAGCTGGTCGCCTGGGACGAAAGCATCGCAGATCGTTAATGATCTGGTGGCAGTGCTTGGGCTCGATGTCGGCGAGATCCGATTGCCCGAAGACGTGGTCTATCCCAACGGGCGGACTCTTTCGACGGCTATCAAGACCGCCCTTGAGGAGATAGCGAAAGATACGGGAGCGAAACTCCACGTGACAAATGGCGCGGTCTATATGGTCCCGCCGCAACAGGCACAGCATGAGGTCATAGTGCTGAATGCCAGGACCGGGCTTCTGGACCGGCCGTATAGAGATTCGACATACGAGGACGCCTATCGGATCAAGACACTGCTGCAGCATCGCATCACAACGGACTCTGTCGTTGAGATCGAATCCGAAGCGGTCTCCGGCCGCTTCAGAGTAGCCGAAGGCCGGCACGTCAGTGATAGCGGCGAACACATCACGGAATGTGTGGTGGTGCCGTTGTGAGAGTCAAGGACCTGATAAAGGCCGTCGTCGACAACAAGCTCGATGACCTCCATACGGCCATACCGGCGCGCATGGAGGAGATCGATCTACAGCGGATGAGGGCCAGCGTGACGCTCCTCCGGAAGCGGCGAGTATCGCCCGATTCCGAGCCTCAGCCAGTCCCTCCCATACTCGAAGTCCCCGTCCTTCTCCCGAAGGGCGGGGACTTCATCATCAGGCCGCCGATCCGGAAGGGCGACACGGTCCTCGTGGTCTTTTCAGAGCGAGCTCTGGACTATCTCCTTGTTGACGGAACACCTCAGGATCCGAAGTTTGCGAGACGGCACGCCATTGACGACGCCATAGCCATCCCGGGTTTGATGCACCAGGCGGAGTCTCAGCTGCCCGCAGAACACTCCAAGGATCTACTGATCTTCCATCGAGAGAAGGGCTCAAAGATCATCATGAAAGAGGCCGGCGACGTCCTCATCGAAGTGGGTCCGCACAGAGTGGAACTTCGGATCGATGGACCGTCGATCTTGCACACATCAGACCTTAGGCTGGGAGGAGAAGGCGCTGCAGAGGGCGTCCCGCTGGGCGCTGCACTCAAGCAATGGCTCGATGGCCATACACACTCAGCCAACGGAGCGGGAGCTCCGACGCAGGCCAGTCCGGATCCCAGTCAGGTGGTGAAGGTTCTATGAGCAACCTGCTGAGCTTCCACGTGGATCCCTCGACGGGAGACATTGAGTTCGACGAGCATCAGAGATTGCGCATAGTCGACGGCATCGAGGCTCAGGCGCAGCGATTGAGACTCAGACTCGCGACCCGGCTCGGCGAATGGTTCTTGGATAATACCTTCGGCGTGCCTTGGCTAGCGCTGGTCGAGAAGGGCACAGACGACCGATTGATCGAGGCCGAGATCCGAAAGGCGCTCATGGCGGACGACCAGGTGAAGCTGGTCGAGAGCATACGCCTGAGCCGACTGCCGAATCGGGTCTTGCACATCGAGTTCGAAGTGCGGCTTGAGAATGGAGAACAGGTGGCCGAGGAGGTGGATGTCGAGTGACAGACTGGGGAGTCACGCAGTTTGGATTCCGGCGCAAGACGTACGCCGATATCATAGCAGAGATGGAATCGAAGGCGAAAAACCTTCTGGGAGTCAACATCGACCTCTCGAGCGCCTCGCCTCTTGCACTGTTCCTGCGAGTGGTCGCCTTCGGGCTGTCTCTGCTCTGGGCTGTAGCTGAGAAGGTCTATTGCTCGGGGTTCGTTGACCTCGCCGTGGGGCAGAGCCTCGATTACGTGGTCAAATATGCAGGCATAGCAAGGCGGTCTGCGACTGCTGCAAGGCGCATGGTTAGGTTTACCGGGGATCCCGGCGTCGTAATTCCAGCGGGGTTTCTGATCGGCACTGACGATCTCTCTATCCGGTTCTCGACTGTCCAGGAGGTTGCTATTGCGGAGTCCGGGCAGGTTGAGGTTACGGCCTATGCGGTAGAGGCTGGAGCGAAAAGCAACGTGTCTACTGGGCAGCTTAATAGGGTGATCAATCCTATAGCAGGGATAGATGCGGTGACGAACATCGACCATCCGCGTAACGTTGACGGCCTGGACCGAGAGACCGACCGGGAGCTCCGCGAGCGATACTATCAGAGTTTGGCCGCAGGCGGGGCTTCGACGCTGGACAGCCTCCGGGCATCAGTTCTGGCGGTGCCGGGGGTCAGGACGGCCAGGGTTTTCCACAACCCGACCATGGAGGTCGACGAGGAGGGGCGGCCGCCCAAGTCGGTCGAAATCGTGACGCTGGGCGGTGCCGACGAGGACATCGCCTACGCCATCCATCGCACCATAGCTGCCGGTATCCAGCCCTATGGTACGGTCGAGGTGCCAGTGCGAGACGTCGGCGGCCAGGAGCAACTCATCAGGTTCAGCCGGGCCGAGGTCGTCCCGATCTATGTGCGAGTGCAGGTGGTCAAAAACACGCTGTACCCGCTCGACGGCGACGACCAGGTCCGCAACGCTGTCATCCGGTACATTGGCGGCACGGACACCCAGGGCCAGCCGCACAACGGCTTGGGCTTGGGTGCTGACGTTATCTGGACTGCCGTCATCGAGGCGGCCAGGAGCGTTCCGGGGGTCCACGACCTAGACGTCACAATCGGCACAGCGCCGAACCCGACGGGCAGGGCAAACATCCCGATCAGCGACCGGCAGGTAGCTGAGGCGACGCCGGCAACGGTGGTGGTGACAAGTGCCTGATGAGGTGCGCGAAATCGAAGAGGCGGAAGCGCTGATCCGGCGCTTGCCCGACACCTATGCGAAAGAAAAGAGCAGTCGCCTTTTTCGCCTGTTTCGAGTCATCGCTGCCGAGTTCGCCCAGGTGCGGGAAGCGCTGCAGACGACGGAGCGGTACCGGGATATCGACCAGGCGAGCGGGGCCACGTTGGACATGCTGGGCGCCAACGTTGGCCAGGACCGCGGTCAGGTGAGCGACTACACTTACCGCGGGCTCATCAAGGGCCGGATCGCCCGCAACCTGAGCTCCGGCGACGTGGACGACATCAAGCAGATCGTCTCCGTCATGCTGTCCATCCCGGTGTCCGAAGTGACGGTGACGCCGCTCTGGCGCCGCATCGAACAGGAGCCAGCGGCCGTGGAGATTGCCGCGCCGCTCAACGCCCTGGCGCAGTACCAGCTGCCGCCCGAGCGATGGGCGCAAATCACGCAGTTGATCGTGGCCGCCGGCGTGAGGGCGGCTGTTTTGCTGCGAGGCACGTTCAGATTCTCGAGGTTTCCGGACCAAGTTGAGTACGGCGAGCACGGTTTTTCCGACGTTGACAGGACGACGGGTGGCACCCTCGGGGCCTACTACGACGCCCCGACGCCCGAACTGCCGATTGTGAGGTGATCGAACGTGGCTATCCTGAGTGACCCGCCGGAGTGGAGAGTTCCAGGACAAAAGCCGCCGCAAAACATCATCGAGGTGCTGGGGTGGGAGGTTGCCAGCCACCCCCCGGCGCCGTGGTTCAACTGGTTTTTCCACCGGGTGTTCGAGAGTCTTTTAGAGTTGGAGTCGGCAACGCTTGCCCGCGTCGTCAATGAAGCGGGAGTACCTAGTATCATGGCTGGTCCAGAGAGCGAGCGGCCAGCGGCGTCACAAGAGACGGTCGGACGCATTTACATTGCCACGGACACAAAGCGTATGTTCCGAGACCGCGGCAACGGTTGGGACCTGCTGAACACGCCTGATGCCATTGGGGCGGAGACTCCTGATGGAGCCCAGCAGAAGGCCGACGCTGCAGCTGCTTCGGCCTTGTCGTCGGCCCTGGCATACACCGACAGCGCCGTGGCCGCTCATGCGAATCGTACCGATAACCCCCACGGGGTTACGAAGGCGCAGGTTGGGCTTGGCAGTGTTGAAAACTACGGCGTTGCTGCACAGGCGGAGGCGGAAGCTGGTACCGTTAACAACAAGTATATGACGCCGTTGCGTACGAAGCAGGCGATCGACGCGCTCGCTGTAAATCGGTCCGCACTCGATGCTCACGCCAATGCTACCTCAGTGCACGGCGCCACATCCAGCCCCACGGCGAGTAGGCTTGTGATCCGAGACGCAAACGGCCGTGCCCGATTTGCTGATCCCGTCAATGCTCAAGACGCGGCAACTAAAGCATGGGTTGAGGGCACCTGCTACCTCCAGTCGCAGTGGGGCAGATCCGTCGCAACTGCCGGGTACATCCGATTCCCCAACGGGATCATCTTGCAGTGGGGCACGTCTCCGAGCGGGTCAAGCGGTTCGGTCTCGGTTACGTTCCCGATTGCGTTCCCGAACGTGTGCCTCGGGGCGGTGACCAGTAAGGCGAGCGGTTCGACGTACGAGGCGGTCACGACGGGATATTCGAAGACCGGGATGACGGTCGTCAACAATCCCGAAGGGCTTAACACCGGGAGGACTCGCTACTTCGCAATCGGCTATTGAGGGGGTCAAGACTATGGCAGGGAAGCTCGCACGATTCGATGCTGAAGGGAGACCCGTGGCGTTTTTTGAGCCGGACTTGGACTACCCACATGAGGACTTGTCGGACACGGTTCCCATCACCGACGAACAGTGGCTTGAATTCCTGGCTAACCCGGGCACTCGCCGATGGGACGGGCACCAGGTGGTGCCGTGCGATCCACCGACGCAGCCGCTCACATGGGAGGATGTACGAGCCCGCCGCGATGCCCTGTTGCGCGAGTCGGACTGGACGCAGCTTCCCGACGTACCGATGGACGCATCTCTGCGCGCTGCCTGGGCGCAGTATCGTCAGGCGCTGCGGGACCTTCCGCAGGTTTTTCTCGACCCGGCGGACGTCGTATGGCCGGCACCGCCAACAGAGCCGGCACAGTAAGACCTGGTTTGGGAGCCGCCTGCGGGCGACTGTTTCGCGCCCCGCACGGGGCGCTTTTTGATGCCCACATATCCACAGGGGCGGCTTAGTTGTGTGCAGGAATCTCCTCCCCCATGCAGAACGTTCCAGGTGAATTGTGGGAGGTGGTCGTGTGAGGAAAGCTGTGCTGGTTGGGCTGGTTTTGTTAGTGTGTGTAGGGCTGGCGGGGTGCTACCGGACGGATCACGCACTTATCATCAACGAGGACTGGGAGGCGGTCGTGACGGCTTCCGTCTTTCAGCCGTTTGAGGATTCGGTGGAACAGATGAACGACCTGAAAACCAGGATTGAACTGCTGTTGCCGTTTGCCAATGCTCGGATAGAGAACCTATCGAGCGGGCCGCTATCGATAGGGTTTGATCCAATGCCGTTTGATCAGTTGCCGTTTGCCAGACGTGAGGAGTTGGTTAATGGCGATTGGCGGGTTTCCGTCGAACTCCCTCGTTTGGTCACAGCAGTTGATAGTGAGGGAGATCCCATAGGTCCGTTGATGGCTTTCACTTTGTACCTGCCTGGGACTGTTATTGATGCCAACACTCTCACGATAGACAATGAGTATGTAATGCAGACCTATAGTGCAGGCGAGCGGAGAGCAGCGGTATCGTGGGTGCTTAGTCCAGCCGTGCTGGCCGAGCCCGTTACGCTCTGGGCCATTTTCAGGCCGCGGGCCAGGGATGTATCGGAGTCGACAAGTGCTGATATGTAGATGATGATTCGGACGTAACGTACGTAACGTAGTATCTTAGCCGCTCCACACGGGGGCGGCTTCGTTATGTGCTGGCGGAGGTGGGATGGATGTCAACACAGTTCGCAGAGTATGGGGTAGCGATTTTCGCAGTCGCATCAGTCGCCTGGACGCTGGCGACGATTCTGGCACCGAAGCGAAAGAACGACCAGGATTTGGTCAAGGTCATCTCCGACAACACACGAGCATTGACGGAGCTTAGCACCCTTGTCCGACAGCAAACAGAACTCCTCCGCCAGCAGTCAGAGATGATTGCGGAGTTGCGACTGGAGATTGCGAGAAGAAACGGACGGAATGCCTGACAGGAGGTGGGACTACTATGCCCCGAGGCAGCCAAGAGCCTGGCTTATTGGCCATGACCATAGGTTTCTTGCTCTTGTTTCTGGGGCGTTGCAGAGCACCTTAAGAGAGGAGGTGATACCTATGGACAGGGATTTTGAAGCTCGATTTCGGCACGCTGTGGAGGTAGTGCTAGCCCATGAAGGCGGGTTCATCAATCATCCCAACGACCCGGGAGGGGCCACTAATTGGGGCATATCACTGCGCTATCTGCAGCAGCTGGGCATCGAGGTAGGCGATATTGATCAGGACGGAGATGTGGACATCGATGATATCAGGAAGCTGCCGAAGGAGAAGGCAATTGAGCGGTATCGAGTGGACTGGTGGGACAAGTATGGATATGGGAGGATAGCCGATCTCGATGTTGCTACCAAGGTCTTTGATCTGTCCATAAACGTGGGCCCGAGCACCGCACATAAGGTGCTCCAGCGAGCACTTCACGCAGCCGGCTGGCGCGACGTGAAGGTGGACGGTATCTTCGGTCCCAAGACCCTGGCCGCCACCAACGAGGTAGATCCCAGAATGCTGATCGGAGCTCTCCGGGCTGAGGCAGCGGCATACTACAGGCGAATCGTGGAGCAGAATCCGAGTGCGAAGGCGTTCGAGGCCGGCTGGTTGAGCCGGGCCTATGCATGAACATATCGAGCACTTCAGGAGCCAGACGGCTCTGTTGTGTTACTAGACAGGCCTCCGGCGTTTCTGGGAGGCCTAATCTCGTTATTGGGAGGGGTTAGATTGAGTAGATTCAGACGTTTCGGGTTGCTGATGCTGGTGCTGGCTGTGCTGGTGATTGTGTTGGGCCTGCCCTTCTTGGCGTTCGCCGAGGAAGCATCCGGCGGGATCGTCGAGGAGGTGGCGAGCGATCCTGATGTGCTGTATGCCATCGGCACGCTGCTGGCCGCCATCGCCGTGGTTGTCTCGCGGCACGTCATATGGCTCAGGGGGATAGCGCAGAGCGTCAAGCCTGTTGTCAACTGGGCCGACCAGCTCGGCCTGCTGTCCGGGCTCAAGGGACGGAAGAAGCTGCTTGCGGCCATAGAAGCGTTTGAAATCGAATACAAGGCGCGCACAGGGAAAGCTCCTGGTCCGAACGAGCTGTCTGCGGCTGTGAAACTCATGGAACGTGAGGTCCAGGCGACATCGGGAGTAGTCAAGGACAAGCTCAAGCAGATGCTTGCCGAGGTTACCGCCAGCAGTGATCCTGCCGTAGCTGTGGGAAACTCCTCCGGGGGCTCGGAGTAG